TACTGGTGACACCTTCGCCAACCCCCAAACCGTAAATTGAGATTCGAAATTTTTGTAGAAATGAAAAATCAGCATTTTTGGTTTCGAGAGCGCCCAACCGAGAGCGTTCAACCGAGGTTCAGCTTTTCTTAATCGAGACCACCCCATGTCCGCTCTGACCGTAACCAACCACGAGGCATTCGCGCAGCAATACTGCCTGCACGGCAGCAGCGCCAAGGCCGCCATTGCCATCGGTTTTCCCCCCACACGGGGCTACCAACTCATCCGTCGCGCGGAGATCACCGCCCGCATCCAGGAACTGAACGCCGAGCAATTCGCGCACGTCGGGGTCACCGCGGAGACCGTCAAGGCCGAACTCTCCCGTGTGGCCTTCGCGAGCGGTCGAGACCTCTTCGACGCCAACAACAACCTGATCCCGATCGCTGACCTCAGCGATGACGTCGCCGCCACCATCACCGGCATCGACGTCGAGCGTCGAAAGGGTGAGGCGGGCGAAGCCAGCTTCGAAGTTCTGAAGATCCGGCGCGCCGACAAGATGGCCGCGCTTGCCCTGCTGGCGCGCCACTTCAAGGTCGTCGGCGGCGAGGACGACGGCGTGAACGCCCTCGCCAACGTGCTCGCCGACAAGCTCAACGAAGCCAAAGCGCGCCGGCTCGCTGGTCAAGACACGGAGGATGCGCGGATAATCGGCCCGCGACTTGTCACCGACAGCAGCCCCGAGATCATCGAGCAACTGTTCGAACACCCGCAGGCAGACCCCAAACCCGTCGAGCAGCGCGTCGAAGCGTTTCCCCTCGGCACCACGGAGAGCAGCGATGAAGAAGAACTTTGGTGACAAGACCCACGACTCCTACCCCGTGCCGCCTGAGCGCTTCCGCGCGATGACGACCGGCATCGGCCAAAGCCAGGCCATGAGCGAGCAGACCGGCCGCCGGCGCGCGCAGTACGTCATCGACACCATGCCTGCCAGCCAGCGCGCCGCGGTGGCGCCCTGCGACGGCTACCCGGCGCCCGTCAGCGACATGTACGGCACGGCCGACTACCCCGCCGCGCGGCGCATGCGCGGGAACTGAGCGCGTGCCCCGCAGCCGAAGCCGATGGGCAGTGCGAAGAGCGGCTGGCGGGGCCCGAAGCCGGCGGAGTGGCGCCAAGCCCTCGTCGAGCGGCACGCGGCGATCGAGCACATCGACATGCCGGGTGCCCACCTCGCGTCGCTGCCGATGCGACGGGAGAGGGCGGCACGCCACCCCTACATCGACGCCGATAGCCAGCAACCCGACAGCGTGAAGATCCCAGTGCAGGCCGTCCGCAACCTCCCCACCACCGTCAACCCGAGGATCCTCGAGTTCATGGTCGAGATGTCGCGGTTCGAGGCGGACCCGCTCGGCTTCGTGATGTGGGCGTTCCCGTGGGGCAAGGTCGGGACGAAGTTGGAAGGGATGACAGGGCCCGAGCCTTGGCAGCGCGCGCAACTCGAGCGGCTCGGCGAGGCGATCCGCAAGGGCGGCGCGAAGGGCTGTGTGGTCGAGGAGGACACCACCGCCGGCCGCGGGGTGGGGAAGTCGGCGCAGGTGTCGTGGATGATCCTGTGGTCGGTGGCGACGCACGCGGACACGCGCGGTGTCGTGACGGCCACCACCGACACGCAACTGCGCACGAAGACATGGGCGGAACTCTCGACGTGGTACCAGATGTTCATCGGGCGCGCGGTGTTCACGCTGACGGCGACGGCGATCTACATCAAGGACGACCCCGACCGCGAGAAGACGTGGCGCATCGACGCGATCCCGTGGAGCAAGAACAACGTCGAGGCGTTCAACGGCTTGCACAACCAGGGCAAGCGGATGACGATCATCTTCGACGAGGCCTCGGGCATCGACGACTTGGTGTGGGAAGGCACGGACGGCGCGCTTTCGGACGCGAACACGCAGATCTTCTGGCTGCGCTACGGCAACCCGACGCGCACCAGCGGCCGCTTCTTCAACAACTGCTCGAAGCAGCGCAAGAACGTCGTCACCATGGTCGACGCGCGTGATGTCAGCTTCACAAACAAGGACCGCATCGCCGATCAGATCGAGCAATACGGCGAGGACGGCGACTTCGTGCGAGTGCACGTCAAGGGCATGTTCCCGCGTGCTGGCTTCAGCAACTTCATCAGCCCAGAACTGGTGATGCAGGCGCGTCGGCGCCGGCTCGAGCCGCAGGTCTACCAGACCTACCAGCGCATCCTCGCGATCGACCCGGCGCGGTTCGGCGACGACTCGAGCGTCATCACGCTGCGCCAGGGGTTGAAGGTGCACTATCAGGTCGAGCTTCAGGGCTTCGACGGGCCGGACCTCGCGGGGCGGGTGTTCGAGCTTGTGCGGAAGGAGTCGCCGATCGCGTGCATCGTCTATGACGCCATCGGCAACGGCGCGGACCTCGACTCGGCGCTGCGCCGCATGCCGGGCCTGCCGCCGCTGATCCCGGTGCAGTGGGGCCAGCCGGCCAAGGATAGCAAGCAGTACTTCAACCAGCGATCGGAGTGCTGGGGCAAGATGCGCGAGTTCCTCGAGCACGGGGCGATCCCCGACAAGGACATGCTCGCCGATCAACTCACGTCACTGGACTACGGCTACAGCGCCACGTTCCAGATCCAACTACAAAGTAAACGTGACCTAAAAAAGAATGGTGGTAAAAGCCCGGACATGGCTGACAGCCTGGCGCTATCATTTGTGCCCGAGTTGATCGATCGGAAATTGGTGATCGCGAAAGTACGGCCGGTGCAGCGTAGAACAGTTGTTTGGAGTAGGTAGAACATTTACGAAGAAATTAAGGTATCATGGCGGCATGAAAACCCTTACTTCTGAACGTATCACCGAGGTCATCGAGTACATCCGGTCTCACTGGGCCTACAACCCCCTTACAGGAGTGATCCTCGGGCGGGGTGGGAAACCAATCGGGACGAAGCGCAAGGATGGCGGTTTGCACGCTTTGGTCTATCTACCGAGTGGTACTACTTCAGTTTTGCTGCATCGGGCGGCGTGGCTTATTACCACTGGGGTTTGGCCCAAAGATGAGGTTGACCACCGTGATGGTGACCGAGCAAACAACCGGCGGGCAAATCTCCGTGAGGCTACGCACAGTCAGAACCGACAAAATCTTTGCCCGACGACAGCGAAAGGGGGTCTCCGGGGGTGTACCCGGCACTACAACAAGTGGAAGGCGCAGATCAAAATAACAGGTGAACGCACACCCCGGTATCTTGGTCTTTTTGCTACCCAAGAAGAAGCACATGAGGCTTACTGTGAAGCGAAAGCCACGGTGCACCTTTTTCAACCCGCCCAACGATAGTAGTCGCCCACTTCGTTCTTGCTGCATAATCCCCGCCCATGGCCGTCAACCCCATGATCCGGCAGTTGGGTCTTCAGCAGGTGTTGGAGCGCGACACCGCGACCATCCCCGGCGCGCAGCAGGACATCACGGGCGACATGCTCGTCGAGTCGGCTCTCGCCGGCCACGTGCGCCTCGCGTGGGCGCGCAACAAGCTCGGCAAGCAGCGCATCGACCTCAAGCTCCTCAGTGACCTGCGCGCACGCCGCGGGGTCTACAGCGCCGCGCAGATCGCGACGATGCAGTCGAGCAATGGCGGCATGAACATCGTGTGGCACCCGCTCACGGAAGTGAAGTGCCGTGCCGCGTCGGCGTGGATTCGAGAGATCGTGCTGCCCGTCGGCGAGCAGCCGTGGGGTGTCGACCCGACACCCATCCCTGATCTGCCGATGCCGATCAAGAAGAGCATCGTCGCCAAGGCGTTGAAGCAGGCGCAAGCGGTGATGGTGCAGGCTGCACAGGTCGCACAGCAGACCGTGCAGGCGGCGCAGCAGGGCCAACCACCCGGCGGCGCGCCGGCGGCGATGCCGCAACTGCCTGATGGCGCGCAGGTGCCGGCCGAAGCGGTGATGTCGCCGCAGGAGTTCCGGGATCTCGTGGCCGCGCTCGGCGAGAAGCTGCGCGACGAGGCCGAGACAACCTACAAGAAGCTGGCCGAGAAGCGCGCCAAGCGCATGGAGAACCAGATTGCCGATCGGCTGGCGCAAGGTGGCTACGCCGAAGCGATGGACGCCTTTGTCGAGGACTTCGTGACCTACCCGGCCGCGGTCTTGAAGGGGCCGATCTACACCCGCCATAAGACGCTGAAATGGGGTGACGGGTTCAAGCCGATCGTGGCCAACGATCCGCAGCAGTCATGGGAGCGGGTGAGCCCGTTCGACGTCTACCCGGCCCCGTCGAGCAAGTCGCCGCAGCAGGGCGACTTCATCGAGCGCATCCGGTTTCGCCGCGAGGAGTTGTTCGACCTCAAGGGGTTGCCCGACTACCAGGACGATCAGATCGACAAGGCTCTGCGCGACTACAGCAACGGTCACCTCGAGGGTTGGCTGTGGACCGAAGCCGAACGGCAGCGTCTCGAGCAAGAGACGATGTTCATGTTTCTGTCGCCGCCCGGTGTGATTGATGCGTTGAATTACTGGGGCAGCGTGCCGGGCTGGAAGTTGATGTCGTGGGGCGTCAAGGGGAAGCTCGAGGAAACACGCGAGTACGAGTGCAACGTGCTGCTGTGCGGCCGCTTCGTGCTCTACGCCGCGATCAACCCCGACCCTCTCGCGCAACGGCCCTACCGCAAGGCGTGCTACGACGAGATCCCCGGCGCGTTTTGGGGTCGTAGCATCCCTGATTTGGCCAGCACGCCGCAGCAGATGTGCAATGGCATCGCCTGCGCGCTCGCCGACAACCTGGCCATGGCCAGCGGGCCGATGACGTGGGTGCACGCCGATCGTTTTGCCGACGGCGAGCAGACCATGGAAGTGTTTCCGTGGAAACTATGGCAGTTGAAGTCGGACCCCACGCAGGGAGTGAACCCCGGCATCGGCTTCTTCCAGGCGCAGGACAACAGCGACAAGCTGATGAACGTGCTGGACAAGTGGGAGATCCGCGCTGACGATGCCACCGGCATCCCACGGTATACCTACGGAAACGAGCGCGCCGGCGGCAGCGCGGACACGGCCACGGGCCTGTCGATGCTGATGAACAACGCGGCCAAGGGGCTGCGCCGCGCGATCGGGAACATCGACGCCAACGTGATCGCACCGACCATCGGCGACACGTTCACGAATGAGATGCTCTATAACCCCGACCAGAGCATCAAGGGCGACAACATCGTGGTGCCGCGCGGTGCCGCGGCGATCCTGATCCGCGAGAGCGCGCAACAACGCCGCATTCAGTTCTTGACGATGACGGCGAACCCGATCGACAGCCAGATCATCACGTCGAAGTACCGCGCCGCGTTGCTGCGCGAGACGGCTGCGGCGATGGAACTGCCTGTCGATGAGGTGGTGCCGTCGGATGAAGCGATCGACGCCGCGAATGAAGCGCAGTCGCAAGCGATTCAAGCGCAACAGCAGCAGGTTCTCGCGGTGCAGCAGCAAACAAGCGAGCGCGACACGCAGCAGAAGATTCTGCTCGAGCAAACCAAGGAAGAAGCCAAGGGTGCGCGTGAGGCGACGGGCAAGCAGGCCGACATCATCGCGGAAGTGGTCAAGCAATCGGTTGCGGCCGCGCTTCAAGCGCAGAGCGAGAAGGCTGCCAGCAAGAAAATCCGCTATGAGTACAACGACGCGGGCGACCTGGTAGCCGGGGAACTCGGGTGATTCGTTGTCTGGTGCTCGCGGCGCTGCTGTTTTGCGCCGGCGCGCAGGCGCAGTTCTTGTGCGTCCCGAAAACGCTGGTGTCGCCAACGGCGCCCGGGACGATCA